AATGGTGGCTCCGTTCCCCCGCTGGAGGTTATCGCCCGTGATGAAGGTGGAGTGTGGGTTGTTGAAGGCCACCGTCGGCGTCGCTGCTATGCGCGCTGTGCAGAAGCTGGTAAGCCAGTAGACCGCATCCATATCATGCCGTTCAACGGTAACGATGTTCAGCGCCTGGCGCGCATCATGACCAGTAACAACCAGCTCCCGCTATCTGATATGGAACAGGCAGCTGTTATTCAGGAGCTTCATAACGCCTTCAACCAGACCACCAGCGAGATTGCAAAACTGGTCAACAAGTCTGTCCCTACTGTCGAAAAACTTCTGCTTCTTAGCACAGCCAATCACGACGTTCAGAAAGAAGTTAAGTCCGGAGCCGTGTCTGTAGATGTGGCCGTAGACCGAGTAAAAGAGTTTGGCGAAAAGGCCGGTGAGGTGCTTCAGAAGGATAAAGCTTCTGCTGCTGCCAAAGGTAAGAAGAAAGTTACCCGCAGCGTTATAGCGCCAGAAATTAGCGTTAAGAAAGCGCGTCGCCTTGTAGAGCTGATCAGCCTGGCGGGTATAAGCGACACAGGTGTTATCTATCTCGAAGGATTGGTCCATGCAGAAGTCGTGGAGATTATCGACGAGCACAAAGCTATCGCCGTTCAGCGTCATGGAGAAGCATCATGAGCACACTTACCAAAGAATGGCTCCAGCAGACAATCGCGGAGCTTGAAGAAGAGCGCGATGCTGTGCCCGGCGTTGTAAACGAAGATGCGGCCAATGCGCTGGCGGCGATGAAGTTAGCACTGGCATCGCTCGAATCGGGGGGTGAGGCCTGCGAGGCCTGTGGAGGTAACGGTTCGGTAGATATCGACCACGGGGAGATGGGAATTGAGCATATCGAGTGCCCGAAATTCTACACCTCCCAGCCAGCGCCGGTATCTGTTCCTGAATGGACAAACGAGCAGTGCCTGGAGTTCCTGTCGATCGCTTTCCGGCATGCGGAAATTAAGGGCGACCTTGAGCTTGATGATATCCGCCTGGGTGTGAAGATGGTCAATGGTAGCCGCGCCGCCATGCTTCAGGGTGCCGAACCTGTAATGACGGCTTACAAGTTGCCATTCGAGCAGTGGCTTTCTCAGCAGACAGGCACCATTGACGTCGAATGCGGATGTGTGATGACGGAGGTGTTTTTCCACTGGTTGCGCGTTGCTTATGAGGCTGGAAACTCTCCGGTGATTCCGGATGGTTGGGTTCTGGTGCCAGTTGAGCCGACTATGTCGCAAGAATTCGCAGGGTACAGAACGCTCACTGATACAGGGAAAATGTCACGCCTAATGAAAACAAGGCTGTCAAACATCTATCGCGCGATGATTGCAGCAGCACCGCAGCAGGAGGTGAAGCCGTGAGTAAATCCGAAGCGCTGAAATACGCAATGATAATTGGCTTTGGTGTGGCCGCAGGGATTCACCTTTACGTGGCATGGGCATCCATGCTTGAGATTGCCTGGGGTGCAGTGAAAGGGGTGTTTAACCATGTCTAACCCATTCGACGCAGTAATGTTCGTGCTTCTGGCAATCGGCGCACTTCAGCAAATGGGGTGGCTGCCATGGTGAGCAAACTCAAACAGCGGCGCCTGCGCCGCCTTAAATCCGACGTGGCATGGTGGCGCGAAGAGGCAGAGGATTGCCGCTCCCGCCTGCTGGAGCTTGCCGGTGAAATCGACAGGCTCAAAAAGCTGGTTATCCGCGTTCCTATGCCAGTACTTATTTCAAAGGAGATGGCCAACCAGCTTTATAACAACGAAACGAAAAGATGTCGTACCTGCAATGATGGCCTCCGTGGTGGGTGCTCATCATGCATTTTCTATAAAAGATAGCCGGGTGCAGCCGGTAAAGTGGAGAGAAACGCATGGGGCAGTTAGTAACACTTCATGAGTGGGCATCTGGTCCTAATGGATTCAAATATCCATTAAGCAACTCAGCATTAAACAAAATAGCAAAGACCAAACAGACTTATCCGCCAGCCTTAAAGCAAGGTCGACGCTGGGTTATAGATGAAGATGCTCGTTTTGTTGGCATGGTTGGCAGTGTTGATATTTCGTCATCATTATCAGACAAGGCCCGCCAGTTAGTGGAGAAAGCAATAAATGGCAGCTCGCCCCAGAAAACATAATGTCAAAATACCCAACCTTTACTGTAAGTTAGATAAGCGTACTTCAAAAATTTATTGGCAATATCGCCACCCTGTAACAGGTTCATTTATTGGATTCGGAACAGATGATGAAGCGGCAAAAGCTGCTGCAATCGAGATGAACCGTATAACCGCAGAACAAGAAACTCAGCAATCTTATGCTCTGATTGATATGGCAATGAAGAGCTCAGGGAAAAAGGATCAAGGTATACGTGTTTCTGAGTGGATTAAAAAATACATCGAAATTCAGATGGAAAGGTTGCGTGACGGTGAGATAAAAAAACCTACTGTAAAATCCAGACGATTATGTTCTCAGATTCTCGCAGATAGAGTGCCAAATCTTCGCCTGAAGGATGTTGATACAAGACTCATTGCAAAAATTATTGATGAATATAAGGCAGAGGGAAAGCACAGAATGGGCCAACTGATAAGAAGCGTACTAAACGACGTGTTCAAAGAGGCGCAGCATGCTGGCGAGGTTGACCCTGGCTACAACCCAGCCTTAGCTGTAAAAAATCCAATAGCCAAAGTGAAACGAAGCAGACTTAGCATTGAACAATGGAAATTGATTTTTGAAAGCGCAGGTTCTTTGCCGCCTTGCGCTCAAAATTCTATGCTTTTGGCTTTAGTCACCGGGCAAAGGATAGGTGACATAGTCGAGATGAAGTTTAGTGACATTTGGGATAATCACCTTCATGTTACCCAAAATAAAACCGGAATGAAGTTAGCTATCCCCTTAAATTTAAGGTGCGATGCAATCGGGTTGACTCTGGCTGATGTTATTAGTAAGTGTCGCGATAGAGTAGTAAGCCCTTATCTGATCCACCATGTTAAGCATCACGCTTACGGTAAGGCGGGATCTCACGTTCCAGAAAAAACGATATCAAGATATTTTAAGGAGGCAAGAGATAAAGCAAATATTAGCTGGCCTAAGGATTGCACTGCCCTTCCGCCGTTTCATGAACAGCGCTCGCTTTCATCAAGAACATACAAAGCTCAGGGTATAGATGTCAAAACTCTTTTAGGGCATAAAACCGAAGCAATGAGCGTAATGTATGGAGATGATCGTGGTCTAGAATGGAAAAAAGTTGTGATTTAAACAGGGAGTTTTGGGGAATTATTTTGGGGATGTTTTGGGGAAAGAGTTTTATAAATTAAATTCAGTCACTTAGATTTTAGCGAATTGCTCCAGAAACAGTCGTCCACCAGCAACGCATGACCCAACAGCCAGCGCACCCGCTGGCTGTTTTCTTTCAGCCCTCTCCGTCCCGTGCTAATGTAGCAAGCTACGTATTGGCAAATCACAGGTGAAATCGTTATGTCTGATGACGTGATCGGGACGACGACCCATCAGCGGCTAATCAGCTTATTAACCGAGCAGGAGGCGCGCTTTCGCGTGGTGGCGCATGAGGCCGTTGGGAAATGCGAAGCGGTCAGTGAAATTCGCGGGACCGATCTCCGGCAGGGTGCAAAAGCACTGGTCTGCAAGGTAAAAGGCAACGGTGTTAAGAAACATATTCTGGCAATCCTCGCCGCCGATCGGCAGGCCGATCTGAGCCTGCTGGCCAGTCATTTCGGTGGGCTAAAGGCCTCTCTCGCCAGTCCGGCTGAAGTGGATGCGCTTACCGGCTGCGTCTTCGGCGCCATTCCCCCCTTCAGCTTTCATCCGGATCTGACGCTGGTCGCCGATCCGCTGCTGTTTGAGCGCTTCGATGAGATCGCCTTTAACGCCGGCCTGCTGGAAAAGTCGGTGATTATGGACACCCAGGACTATCTGCGTATCGCCCGTCCTGAACTGGTGACGTTCCGTAAACAATAAATACTGCGGCTGGCTAACGGTCAGCCGTTTTCCAGCAGCAGCACGGAAGCAATCAAAATAATCGCGATAATAAAAAACGATGAGGAGATAATCAGCGTTTCGACAAACATAGGATCGTTCATGATGCCCTCTGCTTTGCCCGTTTGCCTCTTTTTTACCCCCGCACAATGACAGTTAAATGACAATGACGCGTCCATGAAATAACTATTTTTTCGCTGAAACGATTCGCTGTTAACTATCCTCCCCCGTATAAAGTCACTGTTTAAATACTTTATTTGTTACCGGTATCACGAAAAGAAATTTACGTAACCCCGATGCCAGATCTCGCAATTGTTAACCTTTTCATCATGGTTAACCCTGTTTACGGAGCACCTCAAAAATAAACCTTACACTGGCAAGGTGAATACAATGACCGAAATAATTACCCGTAAAGAAAAGATCAGTTATGGGTTAGGCGATATGGCGAGCCATATTGGGCTGGATAACGTCATTATTTTTCTGACGTTTTACTATACGGACGTGGTGGGGCTACCTGCCGCATTCGTGGGCACCATGTTTCTTCTGGCGAGAACCGCCGATGCCATAATAGACCCGGCGATGGGCTATATCGCAGACAGGACGCGCACGCGCTGGGGCAAATTCCGCCCCTGGATGCTGTGGCTGGCGCTGCCCTTTGGCGCAAGTTGTCTGCTGACCTACGCCGTTCCGGCGTCGCTCGATCTGCACGGTAAAATGATTTTCGCCACCGTCAGCTATACCCTGATGATGCTGATGTATACCGCAATCAATATTCCCTATTGCTCCATGGGCGCGGTGATCACGCCCGACAACGATGCGCGAATTTCCCTCCAGTCCTATCGTTTTTTCCTGGCCACGCTGGGTGGCGCGCTGTCGACATTCTTTATGATGCCGCTCGCAGAGTTTTTAGGCGGCGATGATAAATTACTGGGCTACCGCTGGGCGATGGCCATTATGGCGACCATCGCGGTCATCATGTTCTGGATCTGCTTCGCCAATACGCGTGAACGTATTAAGGCTCCCGCTACCCACAATAATTATCTTGCGGAACTGCGGGATTTATTACGAAACGACCAATGGCGGGTTGTCGCCGTCCTGGTATTAACCAACATTGGTTTTGGCGTTATTCGCCTTGGCGCAATGATGTATTTCGTCACTTATTATCTCGGTAGCGCAAGCTATTTTATGTGGATGCTCGGGGCGCATATTCTCGGGAAAGCCGCAGGCAGCGCGCTGGCCAAACGTCTGACGCAGAACGTCAGCAAAGTACAGATGTTTGGATACTGTTCCGTACTGGCGGGGGTACTCAGCATCGCCCTGTTCTTTGCGCCTAAGTCAGTGCTTATTCTGGTGCCCATGACGTTTATCGTCTCCACCCTTTACCAGGCCACCACCACGCTGATGTGGGTAATGATGGCGGACGTCGCCGATTACGGCGAATGGAAACAGGGCAAACGGATGGACGGCGTGATCTTCTCCACCTTCCTCGCCGTACTCAAGCTGGGGATGGCGATCAGCGGCGCGATTGTTGGCTGGACGCTGGGCTTAAGCGGCTATGTCGCCAATGCCCCGGAACAGACCACCACGGCCATGTACTGCATCATCGCCCTCTTCACCGTCGTGCCTGGCGTCTTGTCACTCTGCGCGTTTGCCACGCTGCGCTGGTACAAGCTCGACGACAGCACAATGCAATCCATCCATCTTGCCAAACACCCTGTTTAGAAGGACGCGTTTTCCATGAGTGAGCTGATCCAACATTCCAACAGTATCGAATGGCGTTTTGAACGCCAGATCCTGCGTATTGAACCGTGGGGTGAAAACAGCCTGCGCGTCAGGGCCACCTGCTCCCCGACTTTTGATGACGCCTTACAGGCACTGTTGCCCGCCGCCCCTTGCCAGGCTGAGATTGTCGCCGAAGCGGAAAGCCTGACGCTGCGCAACGGCAATATTACCGCGACGCTGAACCTTAAAGGTCAGCTGGCCTTCTACAATCAGCGCGGCGAACTGCTGCTGGAAGAGATGTGGCGCCAGCGTTCAACGGTGGGTATCGGTGCCAGCGAGAAGAGCCAGGATAAATATGTCAGCGCCCTGAAGCTGGATGGCCGCGAATTTAAGCCGCTAATGGGGGGGAAATATCAGCTCACCGTCCGGTTTGAATCGCGTCCGGATGAACGCATCTATGGCATGGGTCAGTATCAACAGCCGTGGCTGGATCTGAAA